ATGCCTGTTCCTGCGGCACGTTGCTCTCTTTTTGCTGCCGCTTCAAGTCTTGCCCTTGATTCTGCAGGATTATTGCGGTTGGTAGAGATATTGATAATATCCCTCAACTGCTGTCCGAGTGCGTATTTGCCACGGTAGATCGGCTGATCTTCTACTTCGACCCGCTTGAACTCCTGAACGGGAGGATCGTTTACCGGGACATCCATCCTTGCCTCAAGGGCTTCAATCTCTTCGAGATCACGGATATCTGACTCAAGTTGTTTTACACGCGCCATATCTGCGGTTTGCTGCTCACGCCTTTCGTCGGTGCGCTCATCACCGTCAAGCCCCTTGTACTCGGATATCCGGTCAAGGAGCTTGCGGAGTTCCTTCTGTAATTTGTTCATTTTCCTACCTCGTACTTGTTGAGCAAAAGCTCAATATCAATGTTTTCATTTTCAGTAACGATGTCGTCACTATCATTGCCAACGATCTCGTTGGACTTTTGTATATCAAAACTGCGTTTTGCAACGCTAGTGTCCGGATATGCAGGGTAAGTGACCGGAGAAACGTCAAACAGATCACTCACTCTGGTTATGGTGCGCTCATCGAGTTCACCGTTTTTGCCGTATCGCCATTCGTTTTCCTCAACGATGAAACCAAATGACTGCTGCTTTATATCACCACGCTCTACCAGCTTATACAGGTCGTTTGCGGCTTGAGTGTCGGGCAGATCAACTTCCATGTGCAGTCCGACCTCGTCTTCCTTGAGCCTGAGAGTTCCGTTGCTGGTTCTTCCCAGGACTAGATTACTGTCATGGTTAAACAGTGCCACTGTATCGCTCTTTTTCAGCGCATCGGCAAAGGCACCAGGTGCTATTTTTTCACGAAACCAACCAAGGTCTTCAGACCATTTATCGAAAACAGCGGCATATCCAGATATGCGCTTCACGCCATCGTCAGCATCAACCCTGAATTCGGGTGAGAAAAATCTAGTCTCTTTGCTCATCGAGTATTGCCTCTATGTATTGCGTCTGATCATCTCGTAATTGCTTGATTTTCAGCTTTCTGTCGGTAAACTTCTGTTTGATGTCTGCCAGTATCTTGTCGGCAGATTCTGTGTCGCAAAAACTTCTCACTATGAGAGATGTCCTGCCGTCGATTTTCTCGTGGATATTTTTGTAAAACGCATCAAGGAATGCTTCAAAATCCTTGGTTGACTTTCCCTCTGCTTGCTTTCTCAACTCACGCATTATTGCGTTTTTCTCTAACTGTTGTAACTGGTTGATATCATCACTGAGAAGGTCTGTCTGTGCCTGAGATTGGTTCGACAAATCCTGCTTGATTGATGCGCCTGCCAGATCGTATGGTATCATGTTGACAGGCACATATGGCGTATCGCCGCCTTCTATAGGATTCTGGTCGTTCCTCTTCCTGATCTCATTGAGAGGTGTTCCCATCTGCCACTCTCGCCACTCAAGCTCACTGCGAGTTTTTGCGTCAGGTCTAAGCAGTGCGTCAAAGTTAAACTTGAAAAAATAGCCAGCTTTTCGTTCATCTTTTGATAGCAATTTCCAGTTGAGTGCCTGTTCCCACCTGACAACCCACTGAGCCATAGTGCCGTCAATAAATGCTCTGTTTCCTTGCTCAGTGTTGTTATAGTTTGTGTTTTTCTCAAATATGCCGATTTTGTGAGGTGGGACTTTGAATATTCCGCAAATCTGGTTGGCAGACATTTTCATCTGTTCTATGAGTTGTTTATCTACCAAGGATACGTCAACTTTATTGAACTTCATGCCGTTTTCGAGGATCATCGGATACCGTGCATTATCAAACCCTGCATACCTGCTCATCAGTGCCTCTTTAAAAGCTGGCCCGTTATCGCCAAGTGAGTGCGGATGTTCCAGCACACCACCAGGTGATACACCGTTTTTCATTGCAGCACCCTGGAACTTGTCAAGCGCGAGAGAGTTTCCGATTGCCTCTTTAGCAAAGTTCGAGATCACCGACTCACCCTGTATGCCGTCATAACCAAACCCAACAATGTGCAGTATATCCTTTGGTGGATATACCTTTCTGCCATCCTCTGTCTCAACCTCGTACACAAGCCTGTCGAATTTACCGAGTCGCAGTCTGCCGATCTCTCTGTCTGTCGCTGTCCTTACCTTAACGGATGTCGGTGATAGAGGATATATTGCCTTTACGCCAGTTACGCCTCTCTGGATAAAGTTAAAACACTTGCCAGTGGTAAGAAGATTTGCCTGTTGTGCCTCTATCCAGTTAAACGAGGTCATTTGATTATTAGGAAGTGTTTTACAGATATGATACAGGTCATGGTCTGTGGCATCCTCTGTGCCACCACTGCCATTTGGTCTTTTCAATTTCAATGGCAACTGGGCCAGTGTCTCGCTAATTATAGAAATACAGGCATATACGGCCCACTGGCGCATCGCTGAGTCTTTGCTTACAGAAACGCCAGACGAGGCAGGGACAGACCATCCAGGCAGATACCAAAAATCGGATGTATCCGTCAAGTTGCCCTTTGATATAACCTGCGACCGTGTAAAAAAATTAACGAGTCGCTTGATCATTTATATCTCTTTTGATGCATTTGTTGATGATGCAGAAAGTGTCTGTTGAGAATCTGTTCTCTCGACAACCTGTCCACCCTGTCAAGATGCTCTTCTGATTCTATAGAGTCGTCAATGCCGCGTTCGGTCGGGTTGAGGAATTCTTCCTCTTCGCGGCGAAAAATTTCGGTAAGGTCTTCAATCCGATCCTTGCTCAAAATAAAACCTCTACTTATAGGTTAACATATTTTTTTTGATGTGTCAACAGTTTGTTAGGATTACAACAAACTTCCGTCGTTTCCAGCGTTATTTGTTCCGTCGAACATCATGGCACGAGCGAACGCTATGATCAGTGTGTCTGCGCCATCAATCTTATTCGCGTAACGCTCTTTAGTGGCAAAAATGTTATCATTTTTGTCATATCTGGCAACCACATTTCCGAGGCACCAACTTAGAACAGGATTACCAGAATGTGTGAGTCTGCCATCCATTACAGCTTTTTCCAACTGCTTCATCGGTTCGCTAAAGTTTTTTACAGTCTTTCCGTACTCGACAATCATCTCATCGCAAAAGTGCTGCCCGTATTTGTCTCGCAGTCTACGTTCAAGTGCCTGGATAAATGGCCAAGCTGAAAAACCTATGTCGAGTGCAAATTCTTTCATATTCCTGTTAGACACGATGAAGTCATATACCTCGTCTTCGATCATGGTAAAATCGACAGTCCTGCCCATGTTCGTCTCAATAAAGCCCTCGCGAACCCACCTGAGATAGTTTGTTTTCTCTGGGTCGTTCGCCACATCATGCGGCAGATTGAACTGCGAGAATACGTAATAATGACCGTCTTTGATGTATATCCTGACCCTTGCTGTCAGGTCTTTTACTGCGCCAAAGTCTGCGCCGTAGAAACATGGATAGTCCTTGAAGTCGTCCTCATTAAGTGACATGTCTTCGCACTTTCGCCACAATTCCATGTCAAACCATGAGTTATACGAGTCCATCCAGATATTGAGGTTTTTACAAAGGATTATCGCCTGTTTAGACAGTGTCTGCTGTGCCTCAAGTAGTTTGCTCTCAAAGTATTTATCAAAGACCGAGATATTGTAGTTAGGATTTGCTTTTGACCACATCGACAGGTCTTTCCAATCGTCACCTTCATCGAGAGTGTAGATTATGCAGAATATCTCTTCGTTTTCGATGGTCTTTTTCAGGATAGAAACGCATTGCATACGCTTTTCGTAGCATGGCCCGTCCTTGTTTATTCCAGCGGTTGTGGTGATCAACACAATTGGCGAAACACGCGCACCAAAGCCTGTGGTCATGGTATCATACTGCAATGGCGTGTCATGCTCGTGGAACTCATCACACAGATAGCAGGATGGCGAGTCACCGTCGTTAGGATTGCCGACAAGTCGCTCGAATTTGCTATAATCTGTAGTTGTTCCGAGTGACCCGGAGTCTGGTTTTAGTCCGTATATTGCGACATTGTAATATGATTTTAATTCTGGATCTTGCTTGCACATCTGCCATGCAGGTTTAAACACTGCGTTTGCCTGCCTTTCGTTTTTTGCACCTGCAAATACCTCTGCGCCACCTTCGCCATCCGCCAGAAACATGTATAGCCCTATTCCTGCCGACAGGTAACTTTTGCCGTTTTTTCTCGGAACCTCTAAGTATATTTCTCGGAACCTGCGTATTCCGTGATTGTCCACCCATCCGAACCCGACATGCACTACAAATATCTGCCAAGGTTGAAGGACGAAAGGCTCACCCTTCCATTTTCCTTTTACATGGCGAAGAGTTTCCAGGAATGCGCACACTCTATCACCAGGGCGGTATTCCTTTCCTTTTGCGTCTGTGAGAGGTGGATTATACGTATATTTCCAGTTTTTTCTGGACAGGTCGTCAATATGACGCTGACATGCAAGTTTTACATAGATATTTGCAGGTATTTCGCCATTTATAACGTCAATTGCGTATTTATGCGCTATTTCTGCGTAGTTTATGGTCATATCTTATCAAATTTGCTCTCTTCCTCTATCTGTGGCCTGACCCTTTTCATCTTTGCCCTGCTTTGGACATCACCACCGAACTTGTCCGCCAATTTAGTAAAGTTCATGAATGACTTGTTTCTGATGGTGTGAGATGGCCTGACCTGCTCATGACCAGTTTCGTACACCATGAACTCGCCATTTATCGCTATATCGTCACATGCCATCATGTACCGCTCCCACTCCTTACACAATATGAGCAGTTGTTCCAAATCCCACTTGGTCAGCATCTGCTCGTCTATGAGTCTGGCGCACATCTGGTTCCATTTCGACATGCCGTACTCACCGAGAGGATATTCCGGTTCTGGTATTTCTGTGAGCAAATCTGGTGTCAGGTCTTCGCCTACGTGAATTTTAGTGCTTCCTGTGCCTTTTTTGTGTGCATTACTGCGCTTCGGTGGTCCTGGCATATTTACCTCTTCGTTTTTTGTTTTGGGCAATGCCCTAATGGTGTTATCTGTTTTGGATAAAAGTTTTGG